TACCCGAATACAAAGGACATCGAAATCGAAAAAAGCCATGTGGCTTTAAAAGAGTTATAAATCAGCTCAGAAAAGATTACAAAGTAATTGTTAAACCAACTCTTGAAGCTGACGATAGCCTTGGAATTTATGCCACTAAATATAAAGGCAACATAATTGTCTCTCCTGATAAGGATATGAGACAAATTGCTGGAAAGTTATATGACTTTAAAGAAACTGTAGAGATTACCCCTGAAGAAGGTGCTAAGTGGCATCTCATTCAAACTTTAAGTGGTGATAACACTGATGGTTACAGTGGTGTGCCAGGAATTGGTGTAAAACGTGCTGAAAAAATCTTTGAAGAAAAAGGATACACATGGAAAGCCGTGGTTGAAACCTTTGAAGATAAAGGCATGACTGAAAAAGATGCTCTTGTTAACTCTCGATTAGCTCGGATACTTACCGTAGATGATTATGACTCAGAAAAAAAAGAACCAATCCTTTGGACCCCCACCTCCAATTACCGAATTAACAATGCAGCAAGACTTGAAGCTACGCCAGCTTGAGATCTTACTTGCAAAACCTGAGACAAGGAAAGAAGATATCGCAACAGTGATGGTAGCTCTACAAGAGCAAACCTTTGTCTTATCAAATTGTATAGAAAACTTATTAAAGAAATGGCCGAAACCACCAACGACCACGGACCGTCCTACTACAGACGAGGTTCCATTGATGTTTGGGATTTTATTAGAGACCAACAAGTCGGATTCCACCTCGGAAACGTAATTAAATATGTATGTCGAGCCGGACATAAAGATAACGATATAGAAGATTTAAAAAAAGCTGTCCACTATTTAAAAAATGAAATTGAATACAGAACCGAACATCATCGCTAGGACTGGTCGAGTCCAGCAATGGATTGATAATCCAGAATCACGTCTACCCGTATCTTGTACTGTCTTCGTTGTTGAAGACTCAATGGAGGGACCAAATGGAATTCAAGCAAGCTGGCAATTTGTATCGCACGCTCTCAGATATGGAGCGGGTGTCGCAGTCCACCTGTCAAAACTACGACCAGCGGGAACGGCAACTAATAAAGGAGCTGACACGCTTATTGCAAGCGGTCCAGTCTCCTTCGCAAAAATTTACTCAACATTAAATGAAATACTTAGGCGCGGTGGGACATACCGCAATGGGGCGTGTGTTATTCATCTTGATATTACACACCCCGATATTCTTGATTTCGTGCAGTGTCCGCGACAAGAACTCCCATGGGTTAAAAGATGTATTGACCTCACCCCAGACCAATGGACTAATACAGAAGCTGGAACAAAAGAAGCAATCCTACGAGGCATTGCAAAAGGAGATGTTTGGCTCAACAAAATAAAATATGATGAAAACGGTAACAGAATTTTTGGTAATGTTTGCTTAGAGGTCTACCTCAGAAGCCGTGGCACATGTCTTTTGCAGCATTTAAGCCTCGCAGCCTGTCGTATCGGCGACATACGACAAGGTATGCGTGAAGGTATGTCAGATTTGTGCGAGCTCCATAGTCGGACAGGGATTGAAGAGTCTGGAGAATATCTTGCACCAGATATCGACAGACAAGTTGGATTAGGATTTTTAGGTCTAGCCAACTTCTTAGCAAATAATAATATTACATATGCCGAGTTTGGTGATGCTCTTGAAGCAACTAATAATGCTGAACCTTACGAAAATAAAGCTGGTTTAGCAGCTCGTGAACTTTTTCTCGGCATACAAGAGGCAGCTAATATAGCAAGAGAAAACAACATGGTGAGGGCATTTTGCATAGCCCCAACTGCATCATGTTCATATAGAAGTAGAGATCTCAAAGGCTACACAGCAACTCCAGAGATCGCTCCACCAATCGCTCGCACAGTTGACAGAGATTCAGGTGAATTTGGGGTAGAGCAAGTTAAATATGGTAACAACGTAGAAATCGCATCTGAAGTTGGATGGGAAACATATAAAAAAGTAGCAGATCAAATAATGATCATGCTTAACAGAACTGGATTGCTTCATGGCTATAGCTTCAATTCTTGGAGTGACATGGTGACTTACGATGAAGCTTTTATCGAAGAGTGGCTTAAAAGCCCACAGACTTCGCTCTATTATTCACTGCAAGTATTAGGCGATACTCAAGATAAAACTGATGCTTATGCAGCATTAGATCAATCCGAAGTTGATGATTACTTGGCAGAAATAATGAGCAAAAATCCTGATGAATTAGCTTGTGACTGTCAACAATGAACCCCTACGAAAATTTATTAAAAAGAAAAAGAACCTGGACACCAGTACAAACCACCAAAGGAAAACTTAAATATGGTGCAGAAGAAGCCATCTTCAATGCTCTCGCAATACGCAATATGGAACTACCAGTTGGCTCGTTTATATCTGAAGCTCTCTCGGAAATTCCTAAAAATAGCAGAAAATTACTGGAATCAAACGTAACAGATGAAATAAAACATGACTTAGCTCTTAGTTATATCACTAACGCACATGGCGTAGACGATAAAGCAGAAGCTGAGGCACTACGCTTAAGAGCTGCTTGGGAAGCTCATCCAGATCACACAGTACTAAAAGCATTGGTAATAGAAAGAGCAATCTTTTTTGTAATATTACCTTTCTTTAGATTTAATGGTGATGCTGGTTTAAGAACAGTAAGTGCAGATATATCTAGAGATGAGCAAATACATGTAGCAACTAACAGTTTGGTATGTGCAGAGTTAGGTCTCACTCCAAGTCCTTCTTTAGACAAACTAAGGAAGGCAACTATTAACTGGATCATGCAACCGTTAAATGAGATACATGACGATAAATATTTGAGCAAAAAATTTTGGCTCGATGCTAGTGATCGTCTTATGTATGAAGGTAAAGCTCCAGAATTTAATTCTACAAAAGCTGGAAGAATGCCAGCATTTTTCGAACATGCAAACACCAACCTCCCTCAATATGCTTGAGCCTTTAATAGGTCCAACTGTTGAATCCCTCCTTAATGAAATGGAGGAAACATTTCCACCAACAAATCCTCACCCAAAAGAAGAACTAGCTCCGATCATGTTTAGAGCTGGACAACGCTCAGTTATTGAGTGGTACACAAATAGATTAAAGGAAAGTAAATAATGTCATTACAAAAATATTGGAATTATGCCACCTCCTACAATAAACATGGTCAAGCAATCTATCATGGTCCTGAACACCATGATGACAAAGGTCATGCTGGATACTCAGCCCAACACTATGGAGTACTTTCTGGTGCTTGGGATAATGCAGCATACTCTGCTGCCAGCAAAGGTTATGACCACATAAGTATGTATGACGCATCGCAAGATCGTTCAGGTACATATTATTATGGTGGCGAGTGGAAACAAAAAAACCATGTAAAATTTCCAGGGGTAAGAAAAGATGTTATTGGATATGACAGTTCTCTAACTCCAACTTTAAGTAGAGCTAATGACTATTTCACCAAATGGTTAGCTCGTGATCAATATTCAGGTCAAGATACTACTGGTCGTCAACTATCAACGTATGGAATAAAACATACTAACCAAAAAAGAGGAGAATATGTAGGCATTGGTGGAGCTGTTGAAGTTATTAACTTTGACCAGTACATGAATGATGTTGGTTATGCTCAAGCTGCTGAAGCTATGGGTATTGACAAGTATGAAACTCTAGAGCAAATCCATAATGCTATGGGTTATATGCAAGGTACATGGCAACCACCAGCTGCTGAAGATGAAGATGTAGGAGAAGATGAAGATGAAGATTTTGAAAGAATTGGTGATGGTGATGAAGATGTTGTTCAGCCTATTACAGGTATTGGAGATGGAGAAACTGGAGATGGAGAAACTGGAGATGGAGAAACTGGAGAAGGTGGTGAAGGCACTGGAGGAGGTGAAACAACAGAAACTGACTTTGAGTCACTGTTAGCAGAAGCTTTAGCTAATCAAGATAGTAATTTTCAAACTGAATTAGCCAATGCTCTACAAGGTCAAGCAGATAGTTACGCTACTGATTTAAAAAATGCTTTAGCTGCTCAACAGGCTGGTTACGACAGTCAGCTTTCAGTAATGAACGCAGCAATGTCAAGCTATCAAGATCAAATGAAGTTGATGAATGAAGAAGCTTTACGTGTTCAGGAACAAATGAGAATACAAGCTGCATATGGAGATCCTGGCAGGGTTACTGGAGCACAAGTTGTTGGTGTATCAGAAGCTGATGATGATGATCAGTTAGTAACTCTTGGAGCTACTGGAAGTTATAACAGAGACGGTTTAAGAATATCATCACTAAACATATAAGAAAATGACAGCAAAATCTAGGTATGACTATTTGTCATCAGAACGTGCTCAATTTTTAGACGAAGCTAAACAAGCAGCTGATTTAACACTGCCTTATTTAATTCGTGGACATGAAGAATACTCTAAAGGGATGAGAAATCTACCTCAACCTTGGCAAAGTGTTGGAGCGAAAGGTGTAGTTACTCTGGCATCAAAATTGATGTTAGCTCTGCTACCCGTTCAAACCAGCTTCTTTAAATTACAGGTAGATGAAAGTCAATTAGGAGAAAGTTTTGGTCCAGAAGTTAAGTCAGAATTAGATTTATCTTTTGCAAAAATAGAAAAAACAATCCTTGAAGCAATAGCTGCATCAAGTGATCGTGTTGTAGTACATCAAGCTTTAAAGCATTTGGTTGTAGCTGGCAACGCTTTACTATTTATGGGTAAAGAGAATCTTAAGTTATATCCTCTTAATCGCT